ATTAAATTATTTTTTTATATATTATATAGTATATATATAATTAATCGATTAAATTTAAATTAAATGGCGAATAAAAAATTAAAAAAAGAAGAATTAGATCAAATTCAAGAAATTCAAAACAGAATGTCTGCAATAAAAACTGAATTAGGACAATTAGCCCTAGCTGAAATTGATCTTAAATCAAGAAAAAGTTCTGTTGAACAGTATTTAAATGATACAAAAGATTTAGAAACAACTCTCCTTAAAGGATTAGAAGATAAATACGGTCAGGGAAGTATAGACTTAGATAAAGGTGAATTTGTAGCAACTGCTAAGGCAAAACAAGCTCAACAAGTACTACCAACAGTAGAGTAAATTGTAAATTATTTTACTATAAAATACAGGGGAAGGTTTTACACCTTCCCTTCCTATTTATATACAGTTGCCTAACTCTAAATTAGAGGAATGGTTTACAAAATAAGCTGATATTTATAAAAGACATTTAAATTAACCTCATTAAACATGGCAGAAACAATTATCTCTCCAGGTGTATTCACAAGAGAAAATGATATTTCATTTATTCAACCAGCCCCTGTAGCAGCAGGAGCAGCTATTATAGGACCAGCAGTTAAAGGTCCAGTAGAAGTACCTACATTAGTTACATCATATAATGATTATGTAAGAAAATTTGGTACAACTTTCGCTTCAGGGTCTAGCTCTTATGAATTCTTAACTTCAACGGCAGTAAAAAATTATTTTCAACAAGGTGGGAACTCAGTTTTAGTTTCTAGAGTTGTTTCAGGTTCTTTTACTAGAGCTAGTTCTACAACTATAACTAACACTACAACATCTACCGGTGCTCATTTCGCTTCAGGTTCGATAGCAATAACTAATGCAGCAGTCGACAATCAAGAATTTAGAATTCAGAATGTTGGTACATCAGGACTTGTATATAGATTCGTAGCTTCTAGTAACCCAGTACCGAACGATGATGCAGACGGACTAGTATTTTTCTTTTCAACAGGTTCATCTACAGCTGAAACAACAGCTAACTTGGTACTAGAGATAAATAATGCATTTGATAATAGTCATGTATCAGCTAGTTTAGATTCATCTACACTTATACTTTCAGGATCAACTTCTGGAATTGCAGCTAACGGTATAACTTTTTCATCAGGTTCAGCAACACAAGCTTATAATACTAGTAATAGATTACTATTTACTATGGGAGGTGGTGGTAATACAACTACAGCTACAACAGATCCTTTTGTATTAGAGACATTAGGTAAGGGTACTATATATAATAACTCTACAGGAGCTTCAGATTCAGGAGTACAGAATAACGACAATTCTTTAGTATCAGGATCATCTGATAACCTAAGATGGGAAGTTTCAAACGTAAATACTAACTTAGGTACATTTAGTGTATCAATAAGACAGGGTGATGATAGTTTAAAAAGCAAAATATCATTAGAAACATTTAATAACGTTTCATTAGATCCAAATTCAGGTAACTATATTGCTAAAGTAATAGGAGATCAAGTTCCATTCCTTCAAACAGATAGTGATGGATCAAAGTATATACAAATTACTGGTTCTTATGTTAACAAATCTAATTTTGTAAGAGTATCAGAAATAAATACACCTACATTAAATTATTTAGGAACTGATGGATTAACAGTTAACACTGATTCATCCAACATTTCATACTCAGCTTCACTTCCAGTAGCGCAGTCAGGATCATTTCATGGTGCTGTCGGTACTTTAATACATGGTTCAGAGGTATCTAGATACTATTCAGATATAGATGCAACTAATACTCAAGGACTTGAAGCAGCTACTGACTACTCAGATATAATCTCAGTATTAGAAAATAAAGATGAATATATCTTTAATGTTATTTCAGCTCCAGGATTAGTTTACGCTATAACTGGACACAGTACTCCAATAGACAGTATAATTTCTTTAGCAGAGACTAGAGGAGATTGTATAGCAGTAATAGATTTAATAGAGTATAACGATACTTTAACTAGCGCTACGAATCAAGCAGGATTACTTAACAGTTCTTACGCAGCAGCATACTGGCCTTGGTTACAGACTCAATCTGAGACAGGTAAAAACGAATTCGTTCCTGCATCAGTTATGATACCGGGAGTATATGCATTCACTGATAATAGTGCAGCACCATGGTTTGCACCAGCAGGTTTAGTAAGAGGTGGTATTACTGGAGTAATTCAAGCTGAAAGAAGATTAACTAGAACACAGAGAGATACTCTATACAGTAATAAAGTAAATCCAATAGCTTCTTTTCCAGGACAAGGAATTTCAGTATTTGGACAAAAAACTTTACAGACTAAAGCATCTGCTTTAGATAGAGTAAACGTTAGAAGATTACTAATTGAATTGAAAAAATTCATCGGAGATCAAGCTAAAAACTTAGTATTTGAACAAAATACTATCACTACTCGTAACAGATTCTTAGCTATAGTTAACCCATTCTTAGAATCAGTAGTACAAAGACAAGGTTTATTTGCCTTTAGGGTAGTAATGGACGACACAAACAATACCGGAGATGTTGTTGATAGAAATCAATTAATAGGTCAAATCTTTATTCAGCCAGCTAAAACAGCAGAATTTATAGTATTAGACTTTACAATTGAACCAACAGGAGCAACATTCGCTGGATAATTTAAAATTAAGATATTTATAATAAACAATAAATAAAATGGCAGTATTAGATCCAAACGAAATTATGTTTAGAGCCTTCGAACCGAAGGTACAGAATAG